ACTCCTCAAACGACGCAACCGGGCAGAACGCGGAAATCGCGGGGGTTCCCTACATCTCACGGCTTGCCGAGGTTAACGGGGCTCTTCTCATTTACCCGTCCGGCATCTCGGCAACTGAACAGGCTGCCGTAGTCGCGGCGCTCGCTAAGAGCTTCATCATCGTTCGCTAATCGCAGAAAAGGAAAGTACGGACGTGCTAGATATTTTTAACCTTGACGCCTTCTCAGTTGTCACACTGACGGCGGCAATCAACAGGATCGACCATATCCCTAGCCGCGTCGGGGAGCTTTGCTTTCAGGGCGTTGGCGAGGGCGTAGCGACGCTTAACGTTGCGCTTGAATACATCAACCGCGCGCTGACCTTGATCCCGGTCACAGACAGGCAAGCCCCGGCTCCGCAAGAGGTCCGCGACCTCGCAACGCTGAAGAGCGTCACCATTCCGCAAATTAAGCTTGAACAGGACATCCCTGTCTCAATGCTCCAAAACTTGCGGCTCTTCGGAACTGAAAACGTCATGAGTGGCCCTGAGGCCATGATCGACCAACAGCTTACGAAGATCGCAGGCCGCCACGATATGACCCTTGAGCACCTTCGCCTTGGCGCTATTCAAGGCAAGGTTGTGGATTCGACCGGCGCGGTTCTCCTTGACCTATTTAACTTCTTTGGCGTGAGCGCTCCCGAAAACTTCGACCTAACCGGGGTTCTTGGGCACTCGCAAACCGAAGTCTACAATGACGTAGCCTTGCGCGCTACTTGCCAACAGATCATCCGCTTCATCAAGCGCAACATCAAATCGCCATGGCCGGGAAGCGCCAAGGTTTGGGCTCTGTGCTCGGATGAAGTCTTTGACGCGGTGTTGTCGTCTATCGCAGTTGCACGCACCTTTGAGCACTGGGATAAGGCCGAACAAATGCTAGGCGAGTCCTACGCTTTCGGAGTGTTCTACTACGGCGGCATTTTCTGGGAAAACTACCGCGGTTCAGATGACAACTCGGAAGTCGCGATTGCGAGCAAGAAAGTGCAGTTCCTTCCCGTAGATGTTCCAGGCCTCTACGCGGAATACTATGCGCCAGCCGACTTCATGGAGACGGTCAACACGCTAGGCCTTCCTCGCTACGCCAAGATTGCGCCCGATCTCAAGTTCAACCGCAATTTCTACCTGCACACTCAGCAGAACCCGCTTCCTATTTGCACAAGGCCGCAGATTCTCGTAACGGGTTCAATCGATTAACTAGCTGTCGAAGTTGGGGAACGGCAACAGCTAGTGTAAGGAGCGCTAACGTGAAAATAGCATATATTCATCACCTTAAAATCTCGAATATCGGCGATATCATGAGCGCTCCTTATTTCTATTTCAAATTTTCGGATCAAAAAGACGGGCGGCTCTTCGACCTCTACAGCGTCTTCCCGGATATCGAATACGATGTTGCAGTCTTCGGAGGCGGGGCCATTGCTGGCAACATGGCAGTCTACGGGGTTCATCAAAGGATAAGAGCGCGCTACAAGATTGGCTGGGGAATCGGCCGCACCATTCGAGGCATAACACGCAGGTCTAAAACCCCGCACCCTTACCCGAACGATCTGGCGCTTCTCGGAATCCGGGACTGGTTTAAGTCCATGCCTAGGGGCGCTGACTGGGTTCCGTGCTCAAGCTGCATGCATCCCGGCTTCGACAAGTCCTACGAGGCCACGCGCGAAGCTGTGGGGTTTTTCAACGGGCACATGCCGATACCTCAAACCGGGCTGCACCACATGACTAACCGCTCCGGCAAGATTGAGAAAGTTTTAGACTTCCTAGGGTCCGCTGAAACCGTAGTAACGAACTCCTACCACGGAGCTTACTGGGCAGCGTTGCTTGGCCGGAAGGTCGCAATAGTCGGGGCCTACTCTTCGAAGTTCTTTGATTATAAATGGCGCATAAAGGTAACGGACGTTTCCGGCTGGAGACAGGCGAAGCTTGCTAGCTTCCCTGAGGCCTTGCCGGAAGCCCGGCTCGCTAACCAGCTCTTCTATGAGAAAGTTATGGGGCTCATTAATGGCTAACATTTTCGCGCTTAGCCTAGATGCTAACTACGCTGTGTTCGGCGTGGCGGGGGTCTTCAGCTTCCCCGGTATCACGGAACAAGTGACCTGCACTGTTATAGACCACACAGCGGAGATGGAAGGCCACGCGGGAGAAGCGCATTTCGCGGATATAGACCCGGCCTGCTATGTGAGGGTTAGCGAGCTGCAAAGCAATGGCGTCTCGGATTATGACACGATCCTAAACGCTACCGTCACCTTCAACGGCGCGACTTGGACAGTAACGAAGTATTTCCAGGTTCCTACCCCTTTCGGAGCCGGTGAGCTTCATCTTGTGTTGAGGCAGCTGCAATGAGCGCTCGCGAGAAGATACTAAGCCGCATTCTAGCGGTGCTAGAAGCCGCTGGCACTGGCGGGAAGGTCGTGCGGAACGCAGTAGACTACACGGCCTCTATGTGCCCTATCGTGGCGCTCCTAGACGGAGATGAAGAGGCGCACGAAGACACGCAAGCTTTCGGGCATGGACGCTTTCCGAACGCCCCAACGCTCATGGCGATGAGGCCGGAGATTTGGCTCCTAGTCGAGGGAAACCCCGCCACTGTAGGCCCGGCGCTTAACGGTCTTCGCGATGTAGTCTTGAGCGCCCTTTCAAATGATGCGCAGCTTATCGGGCTAGTGCATAATAAAGACATCCGCTACGAGGGCTGCACTACCGCGCTAGGAGCCGGTAGAACTCTAACCGGCGAAATGAATTTGCACCTTCGCTTCGTCTACACTCACAGAACGTAAAGGAGACGTATCTTGACCGCACCCACTGAAATTGAGTTTACTTCGCCAAACCCGGCTAACTACCAGATACCTAAGGGCGTTCTGTACTTTACGCCAGTGGAAGGCGGGGATCGGCGGCAAGTTGGCAACGTCTCCCAAGCCGAGCTTGATATCAAGATCACGGCGCTTGACCACTATTCGAGCATGACCGGCATCAAGACAAAAGATCTTACCGTCATCACTGAGAAGGCGGCTGAAATCAAGATGTCGTTCGAAGAGTTCAACCCTGAGAACGTGGCTCTTGCTCTTGTCGGTCATGAATCCGTTAACACAGCTGGAGAGTTCACGATCAGCGTGCTTAGCGAAAACATGCGCTACGGCAAGCTGGAGATTATCGGCACGAACGACGTAGGCCCGCGCTGGAACTTCGTCTTTCCGCGGGTAGGCATCAAGCCGTCGGCGGCCTTGGCGCTCATTGACGACAAGTGGAACAAAATGGAGCTGACGGCCGAAGTCTTCGCCACCGCTGGCGTGTTCGGAACCGCTACCATGACGACGCTTTCAACCGAATCCGAGCTTCGCGTTGAGGGGGTTGACCTCTGATGGTTAGCCTTCTCGACATAGCTCCTTTGAGTACGACCGTGGACGTTCGCGGAAACGCGATCCCGGTCTATGGGGTAAGCGCGTTAGGAGTCGCCTCCCTCCTACGCCGCTTCCCTCAACTGCAAGAGGTCTTGTCCGGTAAAACGATCAGCCTTACCGTTGACGACCTCTTGCAGCTTGTTCCTGAGGCGATAGCCTCTATCATCGCGGCCGGGACTGGCAACCCTAGCCTTGAGCACGAGCAAGCCGCCGCGGGCTTGACGGTTCAAGAGCAAACAGAGCTGCTACGCGCGATCTTTGAGCTGACCTTCCCGCGGGGCCTCAACCCTTTTTTGGAAGGGCTGGCAGGGCTCAAAGCGGCGGCCGGTTTAGGAGATGGTTCGAAGGGCCAGCCTGGGAACTAGCCGTAGCCATTGAGTTCCTGATCAGCCAAGGGCACAACCCCGCCGATGTATGGACGTACACGCCTAGAAGGTTGCGGGCCTATTCGTGGCTCGCAACTCGAAGGGGGAAACAGCAAGCGGCTTCAGACCTGGGAATCTTCGCCATGGCCTCCCATGGTGACGGCAAGCAAATTAAGAACATGCAAAAGGCTTTGCTTGAGGATTAGTTCCGGTTCCACTTTCGAGTTCCGCCTATTGATAGATTAAGCGCCAAAACTCTGAGAGTTTCCGTAGTTCCAAGTTTCAGTTTCACTCCCCCCTTTAGGGGGGAGTGAAACCGGAACTGGAACTGGAACTCTTAGATGGCCTAATCCAGGCGGCGGGGTCACAAAGCTATTAAAGATATAAAAGAAGAAATGGAACTGAGGGAAAGCGGTCTTGCAGGAATTTCGGTTTTACTTGGCTTCCGTTCAGGGCGATCTGTCGCAATACCTTAAAGAGAAGTATGGATCGGTTGCGAGCGCCGCTAAGCAGGCTATCGGAGAGACGGCCAACGACCTCAAAACCAAGGGCCGGGCGGATATTGGCGCGGCGGGGTTTTCCAGCAAATGGCGAAACGCTCTTCGCGTGAACACCTACCCCAAGGGCTCGAAGCCGTCCATAGACGCAGCCTGCTTTCTTTATCATAAGATCGAATATAGTTGGGTATTCGAGAAGGGGGCCTCAATCCGCGGTTCCCGGCTTCTGTGGATTCCGCTTCCTAATGTTCCGAAAAGGTTCGGCCGCTCAAAGATGTCGCCTTCTCAAGTTCGCGAAGCTGGCGTTCAGCTTGTTCTTGCGCGCGACCCCGGCCACTTTCCGATGCTCTTTGCGCGTTTAACTTTAGGGACCCGCAAGGCGAAAGACTTCGCGCAAGGGAAGCTCCCAAAACTCTCTAAGTCTGAGTTAGTTTTTGGCTCAAAAGCTGGTAAAACTGAGGAAGTCAGAGCGCCGTTGTTCGTAGGTGTGGCGAGTGTTACCATAAAGCAGCGTTTTCACATCTTCTCTCTGGCGGAGAGAGCTTTTCAAGAGCTTCCCGGCCGCTACTTTAACGCACTAAAGGACTAATATGACCTCGCAACTAATCCAGCGCATTTCCTTAGACGGCGGTAAGGAATTTGAGGCCGCGCTCTCTGCCATCGGGGTTGCCGGTAAGGATGCTTTTGACAAGCTCAAATCCGCCATGGCTTCCGCCGCCAGCACTACCGGGCCTCTGGCAAGCTCTATCCAATCGGCAGGCGCGCGCATTAAGGAGCTGAGCAATCTTGGCGGCAACCTTCACGGCTCCTTGAACAATCTGGGCAGCAGCATTCAAACCGTGGCGACTCGTTTCGGCCTTATGCAAGCGGCTGTTGTCGGGGCCTCGTTAGGCTTTGAGCGGCTTATCAAGTCGAGCGCGCGCGCCGTCTCGGATATGGACACAGCCGCTAAAGAGGCGGGCATGACTATTGAGCAATACCAAGTGCTCAAGAAAATGTTTGAACAGTCCGGCGTGGAAGAGGAAGCCATAACCGGGATTATGCGCCACGTAGCGCAGTGGATGGATGAGGCCGCTAACGGAACTCACAGCGCTACCAACGCGCTCACGAAGTATAAGATCGAGGCGAAGGACGCTAGCGGCAATCTGCGGAGTACCTTTGACGTAATTGTGGACCTCGCAAAGGCTATGCAGACTGCGGCTAGCACGCCGGTTAGTTCGCTGGCCCTAGGCCTGAGACAGGTTCAGACTGACGCCTCAGCGCTGTCTACCATTGCCGCGCAAGCTGGGATCAAGGTTGTAACGCTGGGTGACGGTGCAGGGGCTGCGAGCTTGCGCACGCGTGAGCTTTCCGAGGCCGCTGCAAGCTTTGGCAGGCAAGGAGCTGCATTCGCCGCTGCTATCGACAAGGTGACAGGATCTCGCGAGCGCTTTGATAAGGTCCTCGAAGCTGGCGGCGGCCTTAGCACGCAAGACGCTGAAGCGGCTCGAAAGATGGATATTGCCTTCCGAGAGCTTGACCGGACCTTTTCAAATCTGAGGGGCAAGGTTGCTCTCATCTTTGGCGCGCCAGCGGTGGAGATTATCGAGGCCCTTACTCAAGAGCTGAGGGGCAGCCGGAACGCGATCCTGGCATGGGCTAAAGACAGCGCGCAAGCCGTCAAAGAGTTCACTATGGAGTTCATGGAGCTGTTGCGCACCGGCTCTTCGGCAGTTCCCGGCGAAACCTTTGCCAAGGAGGTCTATACGTCCTTCGTGGCGCTCAAAGGCATTGCGATAACCGTTAAAGACGCGGTCGTTGCGGCCTTCAATGCCATCGTCTCGGCTATCCGGCCGGTGAGCGCCGCTATCAACCAGCTCTTCGGCACGAACCTGACCCCGCAAGCTCAAGCCGCCCTCCTAGTCTTAGCGGCGTTCTCCGGCGTCTTCAGCCTGATAGGGGCCTCGATTTCAGGGGTCATAGCCGTGGTGAGCGCCTTGTGGGCGGCTATTCAGCTCTTTGCCGGAGTCACCACGCTCTTCGCCAATCCCTGGGTGCTGGCTATTGCTGCGGTCGTTGCGGCGCTCTACGAGCTTTACCAGAATTGGGGCGCTATCAAGCAAGGCTTCCTTGACGGCGTGACGGCCATTACGAGCTTTTTCCGCGCCAAGTTCGAAGCCGTCCTAACGTGGCTATTCGAGAAGCTTGACCGGGTGATGAGATTGCTTGGCTTGGCTTCGAGCGCCGATTCGTCTTCATCAACCGCGGACACTTCGAGCGCTGGCGGCTTTGCAAGCGGCGGCTACGTGCGGGGTCCCGGAACCTCTACTAGCGACTCAATTCGCGCATGGCTGAGCAATGGCGAGTTCGTGGTGAACGCGGCTGCTGTTAGGCGTGTAGGGGTTAACGTGCTCCACACGATTAACGATTTGGGGAAATCCTCTGTAGGGGCTCTACACTTCGCTACAGGGGGCTTTGTGAGCCCCGCTACTACCCTAGCTTCCCTTGCCCAGCCGCCAGCCACGGAGCCTCTGAGGCCCTTTACGCTGCAAATTGGATCTGACCTTTTCCCCGGTCTTACGGCTCCCGAGGGTGTAGCGCAAAGCCTTGTGAAATTCGCGACCAACAAGCAAGCCCGGTCAATGGGCTCTAAGCCTTCGTGGTATTAGCATGACGGATACTTCCTTAACCCTGACTTTCAGCTCGAATCCCGTCTCGTATGGCGACAGCTGCATAGTAACGGCTAGCCTCTATTACGCAGAGAGCGGCGTGTCCTCAACGTCTTACGTTTACTCTTTCTCAGGTCTTGCCGCCGGACAAACCGAAACGCTGCAAGCAACGCCGGGTTCCTTCACAATGCTTGTGGTTAATGGACTTGTGCAACCCCCTTCAAGCTTTACTGTCAGCGGTGAAAGCTTAATAATACCCGCGGGCTTGGCTTGGGATGGCGCGCCTTGCTACTTTTTCTACTCAACCTAACGGAGCTTCCTTTACATGTCTCGCTCACTAATCAACGGCGCAGAGCAGATAAACTCATCATCTATTCCGTGGTCTGCTATGGCTTCCGGCGCAATCGTTCCAACCTCTTCGCTTGTGGACGGCTCGCTTTTCATCAAATCGAACGGCTCCGTAAGCATGACGGCGGCCTTGAACCTAGGCGGCTACACCGCTCAAAATAGCGGACTGCCTACTAATGCAACCGATCTCGCCTCGAAGGCCTATGTAGACGCGAAGGTTGCGGGCTTCAGTCTGCACGGCGCTAGGCTTCTGTCAGCTAGCAACGTGTCGAGCCTTTCGGGAACGGCTCAAGTTGACGGGGTTACTCCGAACGCCGGAGACGTCGTTCTCTTGACCGCTCAGACAACGACCTCGCAAAACGGCCCTTGGGTTGTCGCCTCAGGGTCTTGGACGCGTCCGACGTGGTGGGCCTCAGGGTCAACCGTTCCTGAGGGCGCTTATTTCCTGCTAGACCCCGACGGCACGACCTACAAAGACACTAAGTGGTGGATGACCACGACCGGCACTATCACCGTTGACACGACCGGGGTCAGTTTCCTTCAAGACAACTCAGGCACCACTTACACGGCCGGAACGGGCTTGAGCCTTGTTGGCAGCACCTTTAGCGTTAACTACGGGACTACCAGCTCTACCGCGGCTGTAGGAAACGATTCGCGCATCGTTGGGGCTCTTCAGACTTCGGCGCTTGGCTCGGGCGTACAGACCATCTTAGGTAACGCAGCTACCGGAACGGGCTCGCTTGTCGCAGCTACAAGCCCGGCCCTTGTTACGCCCGCGCTTGGAACGCCTCAGAGCGGCACCCTGACAAGTTGCACCGGGCTGCCTTTCTCTACCGGCCTGACCGGGACTCTTCAGTCCTCCCAAATGCCAACGTTTACCGGAGACGTTACCAACGTTGGCCTTGCTATGACGGTCAACAATACAAGCGGATCAGGGTTCACGAAGTACGGAAACTTTATCTATGGTGAGACTCCCGGCGGAACCCCAAACGGCTCTAATACGGCCTTTACGCTTGCCAACAGTCCTTCCAACAGCGGCGCTAACCTTCAATTGTACCTAAACGGGCAACGGCTCAAGTCCGGTTCAGGTAACGACTACACAATCTCAGGCGCTAATATTACAATGCTATTCGCGCCAGCCACTGGCGACACTTTGCTAGCCGATTACTTGAAATAAAGGAGAGCCACAATGCAACTAAATCTGAAGAACAACACGGACCTGCAAGCGGCTGTTATCAGTCGCTTGACTCGCGAACTTGGCGAGACTTACGCGGCTAATTGTACGCTGGATCTTGTGTCGGATGCGCTTTTAGCTGAGCTTAACGAGCTTAAGGCTGCGAACGCGGCGCTTGTTGAGGGGCGCACTAAGGACAGAGAGCTTATTCGCACTCTTCGTGAACAACTCGGCACCACGGAAAGCGAATAACATGGCGCGGACGCTGCTAGACGGGCCTTCTAACATCGCATCAGGAACGCTTACCCGCGCGCTGATGAACACCGCAACTAGCGGCTCCGCAGTCATTACAAAGGTTCTTGCCGGGACTAACATAAGCATCAGTTCCACGGGAGCGGATGCAGGCACGGGTGACGTAACGATTAGCAGCGCGTTGCCTTCGCCTCTTTACGTCTCTGGCGGTAACGTTGGGATCGGCGCTTCGAGCCCGGCGGCAAACCTGGATATCAACGGCGGCCAAGCTTCGACGAATCCCGTTATAAATATCTCAAATACCGGCAGTTCTACAGGCGGAGCCGGGGCATTCTACGGTGAGAAGATCAACGTCACTCCGCATAACCAAGCAACTGCGGCCTACGGCCTTTACTCCTACTTGAGTTCGGCCGGTTACTCGATCCCTGAGGCAGCAGTTTACGGCGAAGTGCTGGGTAGCGCTACGGCTGGACAAAATGCAAAGGGTCTGTGGGGCAAGGCTACGCAACCAAGTGCTGGCGGCTATGGCATGGCAACCGGCGTATATGGCGAAGTTACGACCGGAAGCACGGGCACGCTAAGCACGACCTACGCCGGATATTTTAACAACTCATCCACTGTCGGCGGCACTAACTACGGGCTGTACGTCAATGCGGCCACGGGAGGATCGGCTACTATTCCATTGTCTGTAGCTGTGGGAGGCTCGGAAGTAGTTCACGTCAATTCCTCAGGCTATGTTGGGATCGGCACTTCGAGCCCTCAGACCCTCCTAGACGTGAACGGAACCATCCGAGCGGGGTCTTACACCTACGCCAATTTGCCATCCAGCCCCGCCACTGGCACGCTGCTGAACGTCAGCAACGCTAACGTTAACACCTTTGGGGCCTCGATAACCGGAACTGGCTCCTACAACGTGTTAGCGCGGTTTAATGGGAGCAACTGGACAGTGGTAGGCATTTAAGAAAATGACAGCGGTTATTGCTTCCGGCGCTACCGGCACAGTCCAGTTTTATGTGGACGGGAACCCCTTAGGCTCTCCGGTTTCTCTTATCGAAGGCCTTGCAAATCTTAATCTGTCTAGCCTATCCCTAGGCGCGCATGAGATTACGGCCGTTTACAGTGGCGATTCCACCTATGGCGGGAGCACTTCCCCGGCTTCTGTCCTGTACATCAACCCGAATAGCGGCGCTGCTGATTCAACCTTTTCCAGCAACCTCCGCATTCTCCCTTTCGGGGTTCCGCCCTATTCAATCCGCGCCGCTCAACAAACGTTGATCCCTATCAAGGAGTCTCAGGCTCTCAAGCGCTCCGTAAACGGAACGCTGATAGATTTGTCAGCTCCGCAGTTCAGGAAGTACAGCAGCGTTATCACGGTGACGAATAGGCCTGATGTTCAGCCGCCTTCCTGGGATGGAATCTTTCCCGGCTCGACTTTCACAATGTGGTGCATCTCTGAGCTGGCGCAAAGGCTATCCGGCTTCTCGACTGAGGCAATCGGAACGATCTCGACAGAAACGGAAAGCCCCGCTCTCGGCTTGCACCGGCCCGCAGTTCCCGGAAGCATTCGCTACGAGAGCGGCTTTGTCTTCTACCGTCCTGTTTTGCAAATGATGGTGGTAGACCTCACTCAAAAAACTGATGAGTGGGGCTGCTATGTCGATTGGACGCTTACGAGCGAGGAAGTCTAAGTGTCAAACCTCAACGACCTTCCTCTGACTCCGGTCACGGCGTCTATTCAGGCTGCGTCTTCGAGCGTATACCTCCCGCACTACCCGGTCTTTTACGTTTGGCTTACGCGGTCAACTGAACCGGACGGCAACCCGGAACCTACCGGCAGCCTGCAATTTTTCATCCGCAACTCCGATGAGACTCTGACCTCGCTCGGCTATTTCGACCTCCTACAACACGGAACGGAAGAGCAGAGCGAGCTTGACTCTTACATCATCTACACGCTTACGAGCCCCGGCACCTATACGATATTCGCCAACTATTCAGGCGATAACTACTACGCGGAAGCGGTTACGGGTGACATAACTGTTACGATCTATCCGGCGCGGATTGAAGCGGGCATAGCCTTCACAAGCTCTGCTAATCCGGTGCTGGAGCCGAACCCTGTCACGGTGTCGGTTAGGGTCTATTCGCTAGGCCAGCTGGAGGGCGGCGGGGTTCCGCCAACTTCAGAGCTTCCTACCGGCTCCGTGACGCTCTATAACGGCAACCCGCTAGACCACGCCACGGACTACGCCCCGGTTAACCTCGGCACGGTTACGCTTGCGAGCGGGCTAGCGTCCTTCACGCTTTCGAGCCTCCCGGCCGGAGTGCAAGAGCTTTACGCGGTCTATAGCGGTGACGCCAACTATACGCCGCTAACGAGCAACGGCTATTTTCAGAGCGTTTCTGCCGAGTCCTCGGAGTCTGCCGGGGCTGTCCAGCAATTTTATTTTGCTTGGGCGGAAAGCGATGAGCTGGAGTTTACGCCGCGGCATCACCGTTTTGATGAACAGATTCTGTCTATCCATATAGAGCATGCGGAAGGTGACTTCCCGGCCTGCGAGGTCGTTCTTAAGAACCCGAGAGTCGGCCTATTAGCTCCCGGCCGGAAGGTATGGGCTTGGCTCGCGTACAACTCCGGCTCGACTGTCACGCCGCTCTTCTTTGGCCGTCTCGTAGGCATTCCTAAGGATGTCCATGCCGAGGCTTGCACGCTGTCTTTCATTTCGAGGCCTGTTGACTTCGACGATCAAAAGGAAGCCTTGGCGAACAGCTTGAAGCAGCTCCCCTATTATGACCCGCTCTTCGTCGCCTATGAGCAACGGGAAGACCCCGACCACGTGTTAGAGGGCTACTCGAAGCTCTGGCACTGCGACCGCTTTAGCAGCTCTGTGACCGTCTCTGATATCGTGCAAGGAGAAGACGGAACCCTGACCATTTCGCCTTCTACGGGCTTCTACGAGGGCCTAGGGATGTCTTATTCAGGCTCCCCAATCCGCCGGGTTGTCGTCAATGCAAAAGTTGATTGGACTCAAACCGGCTTCGGAACAATGGACATAACTCAACAGGTTATCAACGCTTTTGCTAACGCGAATACCAGCTCTGAATATGCCACGGGAGCGGGCGGAACTGAGCAGCAGATAACGGACATTTACGGCAACGGCATCCAGCTTCTACCCGGCAACATTACCTACCTGATGGGGGCCGACGGCATGGTCAACGCTTGGCCGAAGACCGGGCAAGGGCTAGGCGGCGGCTGGCAAGTCGGAGTTTCGTCGCTCGACTACCTGGGGGTTGATTCTGACGGAGACATACTCGTAGGCCCTATTGGCATCCAAACTTTGCCCGCGGAAGATGCTAGCGGCGTCTTCACGGGAGGCGGGGTTTGCGTGCAAGTTATAAATCAGGGTTCTCCGTCCTTCCCGTCGTTGGAGACGACGACTCTACTCTGGATTCCGGTGAGACAGGTTCTCCCGCATTTAGAGGTTGTTTGGAACGCTGACAGGAAGCGCACGGAGGTCGTTACCTTTAATGTTGACGCGGACCTACAAAACCTATGCACGACTAAAAGGATTGCGGACAATAAATCTTCCGACTCGATAGCCTATTTAACGCTCCCATCGGCGCACGCTGATGAATATAAAGACATTCCTTTTGACTCCATGACTGAAGAGGGCGTTCAGAACTCCATGCCTATTCAGGACGCTAGGCGCTCCGCATACTTCAAGACTGACCGGGGGCAGAACTCCCTACAGTACATGATCTTGAGGGCGCGCGCGTTAATCCTTGCTAGGGCTAGAGCAGTCGAGGTCAAGGCTCAAACCGCTTTCTCTCAAGGTTTGCAGCTGTCTTGCCGGTGGAACGCAACAGTTCAAGATTACCGGCTTCCCGGCGGCTCTGCTACCGGCAAGGTGCTGAACTACGTCCTGGATTATGACGGCGCTAAGGGCTTCGGTTATTGCGAAGTGACTATAGGTTGCATGATCGGAAGATACACTGGCGGCCAAACCGAAGACCCTCAGCTCTGGATTGAGACAGGATTTAACACGGAGGACTTTGCCGATATTTCGAGCGGTTCGGCCTCCTATGTCGATGACTATGAAACCGACTATGCAGCGCTTGCAGGGGCTTGGCAGATTATGCCTACAGGAGACCTAGCATGGTGCAGCTCCGACGTTGCGAATACTGTGCTTGATGACGACGGCTTAGACTTGTTTCAAGTAGACGTTCAAAACAACCTGTTGAAGTGTTACGTTGACGGCGGGCTTGATGCACAATGGGGAGCGGCTAGCCAGTCTATAACCGGATACCAAAAAAAGATTTGGGGCCTCAACAACACTGTGACCGATCCTGTTTACTCTTCGGTTGACGATGTTAGGGCTAAGGTAAACGCCGTTACTACCGTGCTTAATATTGAGCTAACGGGAATGCTTGGCGGTCCGTTTATTACTCAGTACAATATGACCACGACGCTTTTGAATGTTCCGCAGACCATTGATTTAGAGGCTGCAAGCAATGCCTAATACATCGCTTGAAAGAGTTGTCCGGCCCTACGCTTACGCGCCTTTCAGCTGGAGCGCCGTCTTTGAGACTTCGGTCATTGCGAAGGGAACCGGGCAGGCGGCTAATATTGGAATCCTCGTTGTTTCCGCTCGCACCTCCGTAAAGACGACAACGATTAAGGGCGCTCAATATCATATCAATATTAAGGGCGATTCGAGCGAGGTTAGCCGGACTGAAGTCTCGCTAACTATTCAGAACCCCGATAACCCCGATGAGACAATTAAGGCGAAGGCCCTGCAATCCGTCAGCCTCAGAGACAGCAACACAGGTCAAACAACAACGATACGCTACGCCACGCCTGACCCGAACGACCCTAATAACATGGTCCCGCCTGTTGCAAGCGGCGTATCGGATTCTAGTTCCTCTTCCTCGGCTACGTCAGTTAGTGACGCTGGCACTCCGGCAATCTCATTCCCGTAGGTGAACTATGAGCGTCGTTTACAGAACAAGCGGAGCTTGGGGCGCTGGCAAGGGCTCCGTGCTTCTCCCGACGGAGGTTGACAACAACTTCTTTCAGCTCATGACGCGGATAGCCGCGCTACAAACTAACCCCGCGCAACCCGTCAATATTGCGAGTTTCACCGTCACGGGAAGCAGCTTTAGCGTTAATCTCACTGACGGAACGAGCAAGGGGCCTTTTACCTTGCCCGTGGCGGTTTTCAAGTGGCGCGGCGCTTGGCAGCCGGACACGGCTTACAACGCCATGGACCTGCTTTATTTGGACAACCTTGGCCTCTACATAGTCTTGCAAGGCTTCACGTCCGGCTCATCCTTTGTTCCTACGCTCTCTCTGAATAGCAGCGCCTGCTTAACGCAAGTCATGGGCTTTCCGACGCTGTACGATCTCGGCTTCTACATTCCAGGCATTCCCGGCCAAGGCGTTGCAAGCGGCGCGCCCATGTTTCAGTTCGTAGCTTCGAGGCCCTGCTACATCCCGGCTTCAAGCGAGGCTGACGACGCTGGCCAAGTCTACTTGCAGACCCCGCCCTCGGCTCAGCTGTCATGCACTATCGGAGCGGGAAGCTCGAATAACGTAGGTTCTGTAGTCATCCCTTCCGGCAGCAACGCGGGCTACATAACGCTTCATAGCGCGGTGTCGCTATCGGCCGGGGAGGTGCTAGCAGTCTACCCGCCAGCTTCGCCTAGCGGTGCGGGGCTTTCCGTCACTTTGACAATGCTGCGGGGCGCTTCGTCATGACAACAGAGACAGAGCACGTAATAGTCTATAGGGGCCAAGGGCCTTGGGGTAGCGGCAAAGGTTCGAACCTGACAGCTGCTGAAATGGACACGAATTTTTTCCACGTTAGCGAGCTTATCGGAAATCTGGAGGACAACACTACCGATCCTTACAGCATTAGCGGAATCAGCGTCGCTAACGGCGCTATGACCGTTACAACAGCGGACGGCCGGAGCTTTGGGCCTTTCGCTCTGACAGCTGTAGCTCTGTCCTGGCAGGGGGCCTACCAGCCCGGCGCTCTCTACAAGGCTGGGAATTTCTTCTACGTCAACGGGAACGTCTACCTTGTGCTACAGGCCTTCATCGCGGCTACTACCTTCGACAACACGACGGTGCTGAACGGGAAGCCGATAGCGGTTTGTGTCGGGGGCCAGCCGGTTCTTAGTGACCTAGCTTTTTTCTGTCCCGGTCAAAGCGGCGGCTTGGTCTTTCAGTATGTCGCAGCTCGCTCTCTGACCCTGCAAAGCGTCGCAGCCTATTTGCGAATCGCCCCGAGTGCGGATCAGGTCTTTACTGTTGGCAAGAACGGCGTCTCAGTTGGGAGCTTCGCAATAGCCTCAGGCAACAGCGCAACCTCGGCTAACATAAATGCGAGCTTAGCGACCGGCGACGTTCTTACAGTCTCTTCGCCGCTTAGTCCTTCCGGGGCCGATCTCTCCGTTACCCTGATGCTTAGGCGCGCCGCATGACCCTCTACACCTTGATTGCGCCCGAGTGGAAAGGCCAAGACGGCTTTATTCTCTGCGGCGGCACTTCGATAACTCGCGAGATGTGCAAGGCCGTCGAAGGGCGCAACGTCCTAGCGGTTAACTCAATGTACAAATGGGCTCCTTGGGCTCCGGCTATGTTCTTCGCGGACTCAAGGTGGTGGTATAGGGAAATGGAGAAGTGCGGGGATCAGCTGAGCGTCTTCCGAGGCGCTGTCTACACCATAGCGACTAATTGCAGGGGCCACTCAAACTTGAGGTATTTGCGGCGCGAACGGCCTCCCAAGATGCTAGCTAAGGAGCGGGACACCGTTACGATGCTGCGGACCTCCTTGAGCGCGGCGCTCAACATTATGGCTCACAAGGGGGTTAGCCGGATTTACCTGCTAGGAGCTGACAACTCCTATGGAGACGCGAATAGGGCGCATTGCCACACTGAGCACCCTTGGCCGCGGCCTAAGGAGACTTGGATCGTTAAAACTCATGAGCTGCAACAGTGCGTGAAGCCGCTTGAAGAGGCGGGGATTCAAGTCTTCAACTGCTCTAAGACCTCTACCCTTCCATTTTGGCCGCATGCCGATCTCTTCGAGGCCGTCAGATGATTGAGGGCAAGGTGTGGGGCACCACGGAGCTAGTCTTGAAAACCCCGCTCATTGAGGTGCATCGCTTAGCTGTGCTGCCTAATGCCCGTTGTTCCTGGCACAGACACGCTAACAAGTGGAACGCTTTTATTTGCCTGTCCGGCAGCCTTCTCATCGAACGCAAGAAACGGGAATATGATTTGATAGACGTTACCACGCTGCATGCCGGTGAAATGTGTACGGTTCCGCCCGGTGAGGTTCATCGCTTCGTCACTAACCGCGACCGGGCAACGGCTATTGAGTTTTACTACCCTCAGGAACTTGCCGTTACTGACATTGAGCGCGAAGACGTTGGCGGGGTTGATAATGCGTCGGACTGACACGGTAATTCATTTGATCTGCGATATGTGCGGCTTCCAAGAATCCACTAGCGAGCCCGCTAAGACTTGGCATACTCTTGATCTGCGAAAGATTAACGGGCCGCGAATACTTCCCGAGATGGATTTGTGCGGCTCTTGTGCAGAGCGACTAAAGGAGTTTGTAAAGTCCAATGTTGAGCAAGGAAGTGAAGGACGCAATCCAAGTGGTTGCGCGGACAAACGGCCTAGACCCGGCAAAGCTGGCGGCGGTCGTACAAGTCGAAAGTGACGGCATTATATTCTGGCAAATTGACGGCAAGCTTGTCCCTACCATCCTGACAGAGGCCGTATACTTTTACAGGCTAACGCAAGGCGAGACGCGCAAAAAGGCCATCGAGGCGGGGCTTGCTAGTCCGATGTGGAGGCGCATTCCCTACCCAAGAACAGCTAGGCAGACCTGGGATCGCTACGAGCGCATGCGCGCGATTGACCCTGAGGCCGCCGCTATGTCGTGCTCATGGGGCGTTGGGCAGGTCATGGGCGATAAGTGGAAGGGCCTCGGCTATTCGAGCGTTCAGGATTTCGTTGATAGCCAGAATACGCTTGAGGGCCAGCTGACAGCTCTGGTTAAAGAAATCGACTACGATCACCTCAGGGCTGCTTTAAGCAGGGGTTCCTTCGACGCTGACAGCTGGCGGGCCTTCGCTAAGGGCTATAACGGAGCGGGCTACGCTCGCAACAACTATCACGCGAAGATCGCCGCGGCCTACTCTCACTATGCCCATTACGCCTTTACCAACATGGAGCCGGTGCAATCGCCAGCTATCAAGCTGATTCAGGAAGACCTTGAGAAAGCTGGCTACTGGCACGGCGCTATCGATGGCGTTGAAAACGGCGATCTAATCGCAGCTATAAAGCTCTTTCAAGCGCAGCATGATCTCGTTGCTGACGGCATCTACGGGGCTCTGACCTCTAAGGAGATGGCGGATGTTCTAGCCGAGGAAACTAAAACCGCTTCTCAAACCGTGCTCCACTCAAGCGGCGCTGTGGCGATATCAACCGCGGCTTCTCAGCAAGTCGCTGAGGTCTTGCACGCGGGTCACGGGCTTCACATAGCCCTAGGCGCGGCGGCTCTTGTAGGCACTTTAGCCGTAGTTTTAGCGTTCCTGGAAAAGCATAGACAGGCAACCGAAGAGGCGGCTACAGTATTGGAGCATGAAGCAAAGCCTCTGGGTTAACATAGGAGTAAAGTAAATGACGGGTTTTATTAGTGAAGTGGAAGAGTTCTTCACAACTGTCGAGAATGACGTTGTGAAGGTT